TACATAACAAAGATATTGCCAGTGCCACTTGATGGGGCAGCACTAAATGTCAGGGTAGTTCCGTCAGGCACAGTATATGAGTCAGTAGACTCTTGCACAACACCGTCTACAGATACAATAATGTCTTCAGCACGAACTGTCCGATTGAGTGTGAAGGTGGTGGTTGAACCATCCCCATTAAACTCTTGTCTAGTAGGACGAGATTGAAATGCTGGTACTGGTGCTGCACCTTGATACGCCATGCCCTACTCCTTATGTAATATCTAGATGGCTGAGAACAACGTCAGCAGATGAGGCAGTATCGGATGTCACTTTGATTGCATCACCCGGTTCTAGCACAACCTTCTGGTCACCACCTACTACAATCAGTGAACCGCCAACAGGTACAGGTGCGTCCTTTACAAGGTACACATTATCTTCTGCACCAGAGGTACGCCCACTTGCATCCAGTTGTACGTCCACAGTAATCTGTGAAGTTACAATGTTTGCAATGGACAAACCGATAATGGTAGTCTCTGTTGAAGCAGGGCAGGTATAGATAGTGGCAGCAGATGTGCCGATACCTGTATCTGTCTCACTTAGAAATGCGTTTGCCATTATTTACTCCAATTTATTATACGATAATTATACCATATTTTTACGTGGTTGTCAACTATTTTTTAAATAGTCTATTGCCCTTTCAAGCAAACCTATATCGTCTCGTAAATTACCTATTCCAGTATTGCAATTACTACAAAGTAATCCTCTAATTTTACCTGTGTTATGGCAGTGGTCTACAGCAAAAGCCCTAGATACATCTTCTTGGTCCACACCACATATAGCACAACTATTTTGCTGCACTTCTAGTATTTTAAGATACTCTTGGTAGCTAATTCCATATGCTCTTTTTAGTTTAGTGTCTTTATCTTCTTCATAAACATAGGGTTTCTTATGTTTATTTTTATGATAAACTTCTCTTTCATACTTTCGTCTACAATCTAAACAATGTGGACGTTTTCCGTCAGAATACAATCTTCCATTTGAAAACTCGTCATAGGATTTTGTTTCACCGCATGTCTTGCAAGTCTTTGTTTTTGTTGATAAACTCATCCCAACGCAATTGCCATTGCGATGCCACCATCACCTGAGGCAGGTAGGTTGGTCAAACCAGAGCCGTCACCTGTGACTGCAGTTGCAGACAGTGTACCTGTAACGGTAACGCCACCTGTCACTGTTTCCAGCTTCTTGCTATTGTCATAGTATAGTTCAACAGCACCGTCAGGAATGAACTTAGCCATTCTTTCACTGGTAAGGTGCTTAAACATCTCAATGTTGCCACTAGAACCTATCAGCAGGTTACCTGTACCTCGCTCAGAAATATATGAGTTAGAAGCATCGTGGTAAATCTGTAAGTCGCTACCAGCACCAAATATAGCCACATCGTTGTCGTTGAAGGTGATGTTACTGCCGTTGGTATCTAAATCACCGCCAAGCTGTGGGGTAGTATCAGATACAACGTCAGAGATACCACCTGCTGCTGCAGCTTCTAGGCTGATATGCCCTGTGCTGTTATCATATGTAAGAACATAGTTGTCTTGTCCAGCCCCAACGGTCTGGTCAACATCAAACTCAAAATTACCTAGCAACACGTTGCCTGTACCGTTAGGCTCAATGTCAATGTCACCGTTTGATGCAGAAGTAATCTTGTTGCCATTTACATCAAGGTCGCCACCAAGTTGTGGTGTCGTGTCTTCTACTACGTTTTCAAGTTCGTTGCCTGTAGCACCTGTTACTGTAGCAAAAGCAAGCTGACCTGCACCATCTGTCTTTAAGAACTGACCAGCACTACCATCTGCTTGCGGATGTGACAAGCCATCAATAATTACAGAGCCTGTGCCATTTGGTGTAATAGCAATGTCACCATTAGATGCAGATACAATGCTATTACCATTTACATCTAAGTTACCACCTAACTGTGGGGTAGTATCTTCTACTACATTTTCAAGTTCATTACCTGTTGCTGCAGTAATACTTGTCCAAGATAAAGCACCAGAACCATCAGTCTTAATAACCTGACCTGATGTTCCGTCACCATCTGGCAATGTAAATGTTGTGGAAGTTGTTACTGTGGTGGGTGCATTAAATGCAATATAGTTTGAACCAGTATCATTCAATTGCAAACTATCAAGCTGTGCGCCACTGTCTTTAAGAACAGCACCATCAATAGTTACACCTGCTGCTGCAGTTGTTTCATCAATAGTGTCAGTGGTAATCTTGTCACCTGCAGTTACTACAATGTCTGTACCGCCAGTGCTGTTACCTGTAGTAAGCACTTCGTCCAGAGCATCTTGAGTAGCAAGCTGGGCATCTACATATGCTTTAATAGATTGCTGTGTAGCTAACTGTGTAGCACTATTAGAAGCCATATTGTCTTCGTCAAGTATAGCAGTACCACTAACGCCTGTGTTTAATACAGCAGATGTCAGTGTTTTATTTGTAAGTGTCTGTGTACCTGTTAGTGTAGCTACAGTGCTGTCAATAGCAAAAGTTACAGTATTACCTGCACCGCTAGTGTCAATACCAGTGCCACCTGTAAGTGTCAGCGTTTCTGTGTCAAGGTCAATATTAAGTGCGCCACCACTGTCTGCTTGGAAATCTAAATCCTGTGCAGTTACCTGTGCATCTACGTAAGACTTAATAGCTTTGGCACTAGCCAATGTATCATCGCTTGCTGATACAGATGTTAAGTCAGTATCAACACTTGTTACTGCTGTAGATGCACCTACTACGAGACTGTCAATGTTGGCAGTGCCATCAATATACAGGTCTTTGAACTCAGCACCAGATGCACCCAAGTCAATATCATCATCTGTTACAGGAACAATAGCACCATCCTGAACACGAATCTGTTCAGTAGAGATGGAAGACACATCTACGTAAAAACCTACCCGATTGTTTGTATCATCTACAACAACCTTATTGATAGGTGTAGCAACACCGGGGTCACCAATCAAACCAATGACTGGACCTTCAGCAGCAGTGCCGTCATGTTTATGACCAGTAGTATTACTAAATACATTTACAAGTTGGTTAAACTCGTCATTACTGTCGGCAGCATTTATAATGTCACCGTCAGTAAATGTAGACTGTCTGGTATAACCTGCCATTTAGTTATCTCCTAGCGGCTGCAGAAAATTCTAACTGAAACCCTTTTAGCGAATAAGGTGCTGATACACCCCTGTCATTAACTCTTAGTGCTACCGCAAACCCTGAACCCTCAATAGGCTGTCTGTATAATGGGTTTGACTGACCACCGTATGTTGCTGTGCCATATACAGATGTACCATAAATAGCAACTACTGTTGTTGTGTCAAACGGATAAGCTGCTGGTCTTGGCACATTAGGTGATTCATAATCGTATCTAACAAAAAGGTCAGCGTTTACAGCAGCTTCAGGTGCATAGTTAATAATGATACGCTGAAACGCTTTACGAATACCTGCATCACCCATTGACAAGTCTGGTGAGCGATACTTACCTGTTATTGTGTTACCATCAAAATCATTGCCTTGCTCTTGACGATACACATATCCATCATATTCACCATGAACTACAACGGACTCACCTTGTGCTACAACAAAGTCTGTACAGCTTGGGCGTATGCCACGAATATCTGCAAACTCGTATGAGTCACCTTTTCTAACTGCAATCACGCCTGTTGTTAAAGCACGAGTAATATTAGCATTAGAAAAGAATATGCGATACTGTGTCTTGTCTGGTATAATTAAGCTATCAAATTCATCTACGTCAGTTAAGCCTTCAAAGCGTGGCTGTATCTGACGGCTAATTGTACCAAGTTCAACGTCACCAATTCTTTCTGTACCAGCAATAGTACGCAGTCCATCTGGACCTAAAAATACAATGTCACCTGCAAATTCTTGGACAGTAAAACCATTGACACATCCAATTTCTCTAGTCACTGGCTGTAGCACAAAGTCTGCAGATGAGTTACCTACTAACTTAAAGATGCGTTCTTCACAGAAGATATACAATGCATCACGAAATGGGAACAATCCAGTAATTTGGCTATCTACTGCAATGCTACCTGCACCATTTGCAACAGCAAAGTCATCGTCAGTATAAGGCGCAGTAAATATAACTTCTTCTGTATTAGCTGAGTGTCCAGCAAAAAATAGAGTATTTTTATATCCAACTACATACTGTGGGTCAGCAGGTGCGCCTGTTCCATTTAAATCTGTTACTGTAGTGCCGTCATACTTGCTTGCGTAATTAGCACCATCTGCCCATGCAATATAATCTGTTCCAGATAAGCTATAACGAAAGTGTGTATATTTACCTGCACTTGTTCTGCCAGTATCTATCTGTGTCCATGAACCAGAGCCACTACTAGCTTTATATATTTTTTCACCACGAGCAGCGATAATATCGCCATTAAAGTATGCACTCATCAATACTTTTTCTGTTGATGATGCAGTGTAAGGAACTACATTTGTGTTCCACTTCTCGTATCCAGATATACGTCTGTATCCACCTTTAATGTCTGGCTCAAAGTTTTGCAACTCTAATGCCATACCGGGCTGAATATCAAAGGTAGACTGGTCTAAAACCAAACCACCTTTAAGCCCGAAGATATATGGACTTAGGCCGGATTCGTCTGCCATTTACACCACCTTAAAATCCAGCTACGTTGATGCCATATCTTTGAGAATGTGGAATATAAGTTGACCTTACGTAGTCTGTTCTGTTCAACAGAATTGATTGCATATGTTTAATGCCCTCTTCAAACCGGGCAAAGTTAATTCCATATTGTTGTGCTTCACCACGATACTGGTAGGCATATGCGGTAGCACCATCTGCAATTACTTGTCTAAACTGTTCTGGAATAGTTGGAACATCCGTAGCTGCAGATAAAGCAACTGGTTTATCAAAGTACTCATACTTCAGTTCGTAGGCTTGGTCTGGATAAGGATACAAACCATAGTTATTATCTGGTGTACGGAATACATAAATAGGTAATCCACCTACACCAGTTGTAGTTTCTTGGTCAATATATCTATCTACATATTCTTTGTAGTCAATTACTTTTAGTGTAGTTCCTGCAACACCAAGTGTATTATTTTTGCTTATTCTAAATGTTTCATAATCTACATGAGTAGCTGTAACTGGAATAGAATAACGTGTTTGGTTAGCTACTAGAGTAACTGTGTTGGTATTATGTGAAAAAGGCCAGCCATATTCACGCTGGTTAATATAATTGATAGCATCATTTACTGCATTTTTACATTGTACTTGAAAGCCACGTGAGCCAGACACAAAGTTAGAGGCAGTTAATTCTACCTCATTCATTCTTGCCAGCACTTCGTTTGTCAAGCCTAAGTAATCGTATGCCATCGTTAATTCCTAAAAGAGTAAGTGAGGGCAAGTTGCCCTGCCCCCACTAGTGATTACTTATGCAAGTGTATCACGGTCAACTTCGTCAGCAGTCAATGAACCGGGGTCATTACAATCCATCAAGATTGCCCAAACACGATACTTGCCTGTTGACAGAGTGCCTGTCAATGTTGCAATTGTCAGGTCAATGTTGTCGTCAGCAGTACACATTACTGGCTGGAAAGCAGCAGCGTTTTGCGCTACAGTACCAGCAGCAGCAGATGCTGCGTTGAAGCCGTCAACAAAAACGTCTGGGTCTACGCCTGTACCCAAGTCAAGGGTCAGAGCAGTTGCAGAAGTCTGCAGTGTGTCCACCTCAATACCTGCATTAAAGATGCAAGTACCTTTTGGAACAGCAATTGCTGGAATTGCGTCAGCAGCAGCAAGGGCAGAACCCTTGTCTGACAATGCTGTAGCAAAGTTCACAACTGTTGAAACCAAGTAAGGCTTACGACCACGTTCACCGTTACCACGTGCAGCCTGAAGAGTATTATCACCAAGAGCCATAATTTATCTCCCTTTCTTACACGAGGTTAAACTTAGCGTTAACAAGACCTTCAGGACGCAGAATCTTGCGACCATACAGGTGCATACCACGAACGATGTCAGCAAAGCTGTCAGGGTCACGATATGTTTCTGTCTTGTTAATTTGCTCTGCAGTAGCAACAGCTGAGTCATGTCCAGCAACAATTAGGCCGTAGTTAGATGAGTTTGTGCCACCCACTGTGCCTGAACCTGTACCAATTTGTGGCAGGTTGTTTGAGACATAAACACGGAAGCCGTGCAGGTTGTTTACAACCAGACCGTTTTGCAGACCTGAACCACCAAAGTCAGAGTTCAGAAGTTTTGAGTCTTCGTCCTTCAGTACTTCCATGAAAACAGGGTCAAGAACAAGCCAACGGCCTTGAGTTGCTACGTTTTGCTGGTCCAGTTTACGAGCCATACGAGCAATCACCATTGTTGGGTTGGCATTACCAGAACCCGGAACAGATGATGCACCCGGCAGACGAGGCTGGATACCAATTGAGTTACCAGAGGAACCACCGAAGTCATCGCCTTCCAACTTCATGCTTGACAGCAATTCGTCAGAACCTGCAGTTGTCACAGCTTTTGAGCCGTTAACAGTTGTGTTAACAGTGTCAGCTACTGAGTGCAATGCAGACTGTGTGTAACCACACAAATAGCCAAGAACGTCTTGGTCATACTGGTCAGCAAGGCGATAAGCAGCACGATCACTTGCCAGAGACTGGAAGTTAACGTGGCTGTGTGCCTCTTCAATGTCATCAACCTTAAATGCAAAGTAGTTAGCTTTGTCAATTGTCAGGCTGAAGTCTTCGTCATCAAGGTCTTGCGGTGTGATTGTTGTACCACGATTGTAAGCCTTAACTGTGATTTCGGGTTCTTTAATAATCTTAACGGAATCACCCATGTTAGCAATCTCACCGAAGTAGTCGGAGTTTGTGATTGCTTCAGCAACGGCAGACTTGCGGAAAGCAAGCTGCACCTGTTTGCTGTAAATTACAGGTGAAAAGTTACCGTTAGGAAGATTATTGTACCCACTAGCGGTTGAAAACGCCATAGTACCATCTCCTTAATTTGGTATTAATTTTTCACGACAGATGCAAACTAGCAGACTAATCAGAGGCTGATTCAGATGGGTGTGTATCCTAGAAAGGTGGCCGCCTATCTATTCAACAGGCCAAATTCGTCAGGTAATCCGTAAGGCTGTGACGTTTGCTGGTAAAGTGTATATACTTGCGCTTTATATATACACTTTTAGTTAACTATAGTTATACATAAAAATAACTACTTGTCAACACTTTTTTTAAATTATCTGGCAGAACCAGATATATCATAGATAAACTTTCCAGTACGGATAGCTTCCATGATTTCATCAGACCTCTTCTCGTATTCTTGAGCAGACATCTTTTGAACTTGAGATTCCCTTAAATAAGTGGAACTTTCGTCTGTTTGAGGTGTGCTTCTTGAGCCTTTAGTAGACACCGCTTCAGCCGCACCTTTAGTATTCTTAGATTTCTTTTCACTTTTGATTCCTCTATCTGCTTTGTATAAGTCAATGGCACGAGCAGCAGAACGAGCATCGTTGTCATTTTCATACAGAGCATCCTGTACCCATTTAGGCTGTTCTTCAGCCCATTCATGGAAATCATCGCTGTCACGAATCTCACCAAAGTCAGGATGCAATCTCATCAACTCAGCTTCTGCTTTTTCTTTTGTGGCAGATATTTGCATCTCGTCAATTGCTTTCATTCGTTCTTCAAGCGCACTTGCTTGTTCACGAGCCTTTTTCATAGCAATTGTTTCTACGATTGCAGCTACATCTGGATAATCTGATGCCCACTGCTCAAGGTCTTCATCTGACTTAGGCAGTCGCATTTCTTTTTTAGTAGCATCATTAAGTTGACGTTTTAATTCATCAATCTCTTTTTTAAAGTCTTCAGCTTGTTTTTGCTGATGCCTACGTAAATCAGAGTAACGCTTCTTAAATGTTTTTTCTTCTGCGTTAGTAGGCTCTGCTTCTACTGGTTCAGTTTCTTCAGCTTCACCACGTTGTTCTTTTAAAAGCTGTTCCAGTTCTTCTTCATCACGCTTAATGCGTTCTTCTTGTGAGTAAGGTTTACTTACAAATGCAACTTTTTTTTCTGGTTGCATCTCTTCTGCCATAATAGCTGCTTCAGCCATTGTTTTCTCCTTATGGGGCTAACCGTAGCCAGTGTTGGGGGGTTAGGTAGCCATTGATATGCGGTCTTATTTTTTAGGAGACAGACCACTTTTCTCCATCTGTTTGGTAAGTTTATCTTTATTTATTACTCCACCTTCATTAAGAAAACCGTAACCCAAACCTTCACCTACGGAAGCACCAAAACTGGTAGATATATCTCTAGTTCCGGGAGCACTCAAGGCACGACCATCTCCTTCACCGTAATCGCGTTCACCTGCTGTTTGTGCTTGGTCCATTCTTTCTTGCAGCGCACGTTGTGCTTGTTCATTTTTAGCTTTTTCTTGTGCTATTTGCAATCTAGCCTGTTCTACATTTTGGTCAACAATAGACGGGTCTATACCAAACTGACGCGCTTGGTCTCTAAGAGTTTGTTTTTCTGCTTTTCTTTCAGCAATCTTTTGGGCCTGAATTTGTGCTATCCTATCATCTGTAAATGATGTTTGTTCAACAGCAGCGTTTTGCTCATTTACCCTACCTGCTCTTACCGCAGCAGAAACTTGAATCCAACTTCTATTGTTTTCTGTTACATCTCTATACATCCTGTCGCTAATGTAACCATCTGCGTGTAACTGTTTTAATTCTGCAAGATTATCTTGGTATCTAGCATTTTTAACATCTGGACTGCTTATTACACCATCCAAAATATCTTCTGCGGCAAGTGCAGCAACTTCTCTTTTTTCAAGCTGCTCTCTTATGGACACCGTGTCATTAAAACTTGCTCTAGCTTTATCTAATGAATTAACTAAATCATAAATGTCGCCAGTAAGAGAATTAGAAAGTGCCGTCATAGCATTGTTAAATTCCATACCACTTACTGCTTCTTGTCCTAACACATCATTAGCTAAATTAGACAATGATGTACGAGCAAATGAAACCATTTCTGGAGAAGCTAGTGCTTTAGTAATAACTTCATTTGTACTCATTTGCGCACCAGATGCTCTAGTAGGAGCAGTTGTAATGCTTCCCGGTGCATCCATAGCAGCATTCATAGTTTTTCCAACCCAGTCTACCATTGCTTGACTGCTAAACTGAGACACATCTACTACACCTAAACCCGATAAAATATTTACACGAGCCTGATGTCCTGCCACTGCTTTAGAGTTTGGCCCTAATGATTGCTTACCAGTTATGTCGGCTATTCCCTGCAAAAGAAACGGTGTATATGAACCCGTTGCAACGCCTAAAGGAAAGGCCATAGCACTAAAACCTTGACGCAATGCAGCTTTACGATATTCTTTACTGTTTTGCACAAATTCGTTTGTGGTAGACCATATGGAAGTTTGTTTTCCACCAAAGGGGTCATCCAAAGTTCTAACAGGTTCAAATCCTAAAAATTGTCCTGATTTATCTCTTATAGCACCTGTAATACCTTTAGTAACTTCCCCAGTAACTGATTGTGCTTTTTCTTCTTGTCCTGTTCTATTAAACAATCCCCTAAAGAAATCACCAAAATTTTTATCCCTCGGTAATGTGGTATCTAGTCTTGTTCTATCTTCTTCTGAAGTAGTTGGACTGTAATCTACAGTAGAGGTTGGTGTTGTTGCACCAGTAGTTGTTCCAGTTTGTGCGCTAGAAACTGAGTCTGTTTTTAATGTATATCCTTCTGGTATGGGATAGATAGGACTACCATTTTTAAACGGAATTTGAATTTCTACACCTGCACTATTTACATAGGTTTTCATTTCGTCATACCCACCCGGTGAAGGTTGAGCAGTTCCAGTTAAACCAGTAAATGTTGGAATTTGCATTTGAGGTAAAACTGGTGTTTGTTGCTGACTAAGAGGAGTAAAAGCAGGTGGTGTTGTAGCTGGAGTAGTGGTAGGCATAGGTAGCTGAGTATATGGAGTATACTGAGACTGATAACCCGTAAATTGAGATGGCTGCTGCTGAAGACCGAGATTAGGCTGTATAAATGTTCCTGCCTGTGCATGAACTACACCTCCCCGTGCATATTCTAACACACCATCGTCTTCCATGTCAAGGTCATTTATATCAAAAGGAATGTCATCAGGAATAGTGGCCTCTTCTGAGTTACCCATCTGACCCATATCTTCCATTCTTTTTAATCCGGCTTTTGCTTCTTGCCGCATTTTCATAAGTGTTTCAAGACCAAAGTAACGCACTACGTCAGCAGGAAAAACAAATTCACCCTCACTCAATTGCGCAGGAATGTCATCACGAACTTCTTCACGTGTAGAACCCGGTGGAACTTCGTTACCTGATACTTCGTCAACCATGCCACCCTCATCCATGAGGCCACCGTCTTCAAAGAGTTCCATTTGTTTATCCATTGCCATTTACTTCATCCCGTAAGTATTTTAGTTTACGTAAGGCCGTGATAGCCCCTTGTTGACGGTGCATCATAATTGTATCGTCAGATTGTTCCAACACCTTTTGATGCTGTTCAATAGCTAAATCAAGATAGTTACTGAAGGCTTCCCATTGGCGGTTGTTGCCCACCATCGGCTTGAGTTTGCTGAGTACCTGCTGTCTGTCCACCATTACTACTAAATCCTTGTTCACCCGGAACTGGCACTTGCCCTGTTCCTATTGTTCCACCACCAGCACCTGTCATGTCCATTGCATCTGCACCCGGTGGTGGTGTCATTTCACCTTCAAGTTGAGCAGGTGCTTGGAACTGTTTCATTAGTTCTGCCTGAAGTGCTGCTTCACTCATGTTGTTGGTAACTTTATCGGGGTCAAGGTCCATTGACTTTGCAATCTCGCTGATGACATACTGGAACTTAGCAAATGGGGCAAGAGTAGGGTTACTTGCAATCTGCAAGAACTGCATAAGTCTCTGGCTACGGACTTCATTAGCCATAAGACTTTCTGTTCCACGTGCTTTAACTTCCAAATCACCTTTGATTTCTGGGTCAAAGTCAAACTGCATATTGAAGCGGAAGAAACCTTCACCAAGAGGACGCAGTAAATAATCGTCCACATTTTTGATTACAGTCTTAATGTTTCCGCTTGCTGCGTTCATAAGCATTGAAATGCCAGACGCAGTTCTGCCTACACCAGATACACCAGTTTGACCATGTGCAAAGCTAGGCATACCAGTTGACTCATCGGCAAGTTGTCTTGCCTTGTCAAACAGCATTAGATTTTCTGATGACACATTAGGAAACTTAGTACCAAAAATTGCCTGACCCGGTGCGCCACCTTGTCTGCGGAATACTTTGCCCGGATACAGTGTTAGGTCTTGACCCGGCACTAGGTTTGTTTCATCAACCTCAATAAGCATATTGCCGGACAATACTGCGTTGTCTACTGCCATACGCATAAAGCCATTCATTAATGTCTGTGTATCATCCATGTTTTCGGCAATACCAACACCAAAAAACGAGTATGGGTTCAATTCATATGGAGCAGCAGCGTATGGAATTTTTGCTGGCTTGAACGGATTCAACACCATGCGAAGTAACTTGCCATTACAAATCCACACATTGGCTTGTAATTCATCAAAGTCTTTCAGTTCGCTTGGTATCTCAACACCCTGCTCTTCCAGCATTTCGGTGTCAACCATGCCCCAATACTCAAGAACTTCAAAACGGTCAATGCCATGTTCTGGTGCGTAGTCAGACAGGTCATCTTCCCAATATTTTTTTGTGTAGTTCTCGCCATGCTGAATAGCTTCATCAATAACAGCAGAACGGAAGTATGGACGCTTCTTCAGATTACGCAGTTGTGAGCGTGACATCTTATGACGCTCAATTACAAACTGCACTTCATCCATGTTGTTTGCATCTGGGTCTGGATAAAAGTTCCAAACTGATACGTGTTCAACTTGTGGTACTGTTTTAAACAGTGGGTCATAGTTACCATCGTCATCCCAATTAGGATACTCTTTATCTTTGGCAAATGGCCCTTTCATAATGCCTGTACCAAACAGTGCCATCTCAAATGAACTGCTACGCAGATTTTTGTTAGCACCTGACTCTTCAAGTTGGTCATGTATTTTCTTCTGCATCTTTTTAGCTGCAATCATTGCAGGGCTAAACTCAATAGCAGTAGGTGTTTTACCCGGCCCTTCTTTTAGCTTATCTTGAACAGGGTCTAATTTCTGTTCTAATGGGCCAAGTTTTTCCATCAAGGTTTTAGCAGTAGCACCCGGTGGTAAGTCTCTGCCATCACCTGCATAACCATACGGACTGGTTAAAGATGTGGATGCTTGCAGTTGTGGTGGTTCTTTAGGGTCAAAGTGTACATCCTCAACTACGCCTTCAGGAAGTGTTGTAGGCTCAATAGAAAGAGGAAACTTATTATTAGCAAATAGAACATCAACGATTTGACCATACGCAGCAAGAGTTTTAGTCTTGGTGACTTTGATAAATACTCTTGACTTTTCTGCTTCAGTAAATTGTACATCCGGCCCATATAAACCTCTGTAGTTACGATATGCTCTAAGCCAGCGTTCTTCGTCCTGATAACGATAATCTTCAGCACGTTTGTAACGCTCCATAACATATGGAATGATATTGGATACATCTACATCTTCTAATACAGAATCTTCTGTATCTTCCAATGCAATCGCATCGTCTTCAATCATCATTTCATCTTCATCCATAGTTATGCCCTTCTTAGAACTGCTCTATTTGTTTTTTTATTGTATACATAGTCAGATTTAGGTCTACCAGAATTTCTTGCTGCTCTATCAATCGCACGTTGACCTGCAGTCATGTTACCTCGTCTAGTTCCTTTTGCTGTTGATGTATTAGTTCCCTTTTTTAAATTGCCGGATTTTTGCAACTGCTTTGTTGCTATAGCATAAGCAGCCTTTTCTGACACACCCTTTGCTTTTAACTGAGAAACTAATCTATCTAATATTTTAGGCATTTTAATATCCAAAGGTAGCATCTGCAACTTGCATACCGCCACCGGGTCTACCCATCGGGTCATAATCAAACACGCTAAATCGTGGTCGTGACATTATACCATATCTTAACGCATCGTATAAGTGGTCTTCGCTTTTCGTGTCAATATCTTCTGGATTCTTTTTATCCAGAGGGATGGACGGTAACTGTGCGACAAGGTTTGTGCAACTATTAAAGAAAACAAGTCTAGGTTCTTCCGTAAATTCGTCTATTTGTAAACGTCTATGTATTTCATTTTTACCTGCAACACGGCTACCACGACTTCTATCTGATGGTCTCCATCTGCAACCTTTTTGTATCATCTGCTCTGCTAGTGATGGCCCTGTGTCACCACGCTTATGCCAAAGAGAACTATCTAAAACACCATACTTAATATTACCATCTTCTGCTTCTAGTTCCAATATCATATCTGCCAAATCTGTGGCAAGGACTTTAGATACGTACAGTTCTCTATAGACAATAAGTTGTTCAGATGGTGATACAGCAAACCAGACCACACCAGAATAAGAACCATACCCATAGTCACATGCTCTAAATTTAACCCAATTGTGGGGTATATGGAAAGGCTCAACAACATGAATATTGCGGTCAAACTCAGTAAAAGCTGCGCCTTCTTTAATATCCCAATCACCTTCAAGAAGCTGTCTTCTCTGTTGCTCTGGAAGAGAGAGAAGCATGGCTTCATAATCTCCTGCTTTCGCAAGGTATGGGTTATCAGAAAGTCTTGCTGGAATAAACTTTCTTTTAAATAACGGCTTTCCAGCTTTGCTATGTCCGGCAGGATATCGTAATACTTCTCCTGTTTCTGTATCTGTTGCATCAAACGCTCTATTATATGGCGCAGGGTCAATAAACATTTTCTTTACCCAGTGATGCCCTCTACCACCGGGGTTAGTTGTAGCCCTCATAAAGATGGGCAGGTCAGGGGCAGTGGACCGTAGACGACTTCGCATGTAGTTCCATGCGTATGGGCTTGCCCATTGAGTCAATTCGTCAAAGCCTATCCAGCTAAAAGCTAGACCCTGATAGCGGAGAACGTCTTCATCTCTATCAAGGTATGACATCCATAACCTCGCTCCAGATGGCGCAGTCCACTGCATCTTTCTTTCTGACCACTTAATACCGGGCCAGATTTTCGGATAGAGTTCTTGAGACTTGAATATAAGTTCTCTTAGTTCTTCCGTTGTGTGTCGTAAGAGCAGTCCACTAAATTGTGGATGCCCCATATATCTTAAAGGGTCTGCAAGCATGGCATAAGATTTACCACCACCTGCTGAACCACCGTATAATACTTCACGTTCACTAGCTGCCAAGAAATTAGTCTGTGGGCCGGGATTAGGCTTGAAGAGTATATTAGCGTGTTCTTCAATGCTTTCAAATTCAGCAGCCTCAGAAACAGTCTCTTTTATTTCAACCGTTGGCTTTTGCGCCTGTTCTTTCTTCTTCAAGGGCTTTCGCTTTGGCGATTGCCTTTTCAACATACGCTGTCCACTTGCGGAGGCTTGCAGCTTGGTTCTTACGCTGTCGCTCATTCTGTAACCGTTTCCTTAAACCTACGTGCGATATGTATCTGCCGCTATTTGTACT